TATTCATAAATACCGCAACAATGAATAATACTACAAGCATTATATAAACCAGCTGGCAGCGTAATGCCTTCTTCATTATATAACCTCTTTAATTATTTAAGTTTTTTAAGATATGTAAGTTCATTTACACTGCTGTCAGATGTCATCATCTTATTGATGTCATTTACCATACTTCCGATTGTATCCGCAATCTGGAAGAAATCAGGTGTAGTGCACCATACATTGCCATCCTTAACAGCCTTCATATCTGAAAGAACTGAACTGGCGCCTTTGGAATACCTGCTTCTTCCGGCGTGAAAAAGCCAAGGTATTGACCCAGCTTCCGGACAAGACGAGGCAGTATATTGAGATGGATATCACCACACGGCTTGAGTATGAAAAAGCGGAAAACGACCTCATACAATATCTGCGTGTCTACAAGAATGCGGATGATGAGAAGATAGCCAAGTCCATGAGGGGCGAGGTGATGGTCCGCATGGGAATATTGAAAGCCATTTCTGCGCGTGGAAAAATCAAGGCGGCTGCCGAATTCATACATGACGTGATAGACGGTGGGGAAAAGTTGATTGTCTTTGCCTACCTGAAAGAAGTGGTAATGGAGCTGAAGAATATGTTTCCGAAAGCAGTGACTGTTACCGGCGAGGATAATGCTGCCCAGAAGCAGATGGCTGTGGATGCTTTCCAGAACAATCCGGATTGTACGTTGATTATCCTTAACTACAAATCGGGCGGTACCGGGCTCACCTTGACTGCTTCCAGCCGTGTAGCCTTCATCGAGTTCCCATGGACTTTTTCTGACTGTGAGCAGGCGGAAGATAGGGCACACCGTAATGGGCAGAAGAATAACGTCAACTGTTACTATTTCCTTGGCAGGAATACCATTGATGAATACATGTATGGTGTTATCCAACGGAAGAAAGGCATAGCTAACGGTGTCACCGGAACGGACGATGTGGTTAAGGAGAATGTGGTAGATATGGCTATGGACTTATTCAAAGGTAAATTATGAGAAAAAGACAGACTACACCGCAATCGGAAAGTCAGATACAGCATAGCTGTCTGACTTGGTTCCGGATTCAATACCCGTCTTTGAGTCTTATGTTGTTCGCCGTTCCCAACGGTGGAAAGCGTGATGCCAGGACTGGAGCACAAATGAAGTACGAGGGAAGTGTAAGGGGTGTTTCCGATTTGATACTGCTTGTACCTAAGAAAGGATTTTCCGCTCTTTGCATCGAAATGAAGAGACCGAAAGGGAAACAAAGCGAGGAGCAGATAAGATGGCAGAGAGAGGCTGAAAAATTCCGAAATAAATATGTGGTATGCCATTCTCTTACTGAGTTTATGAATGAAGTCAATTCTTACCTATTATGAACTATATTGAGCTAATAAAGAACTTCTGGTTGCAACATAACGCATATTCGCTAACTGTCACAGAAACCGCTTTGTATTTCTACCTGTTAGAAACTAACAACCTCTGTAGGTGGGCGAATACGTTTAACCGTAACAATGGTAAAGTTCTTGCAGACCTTAGCATAGCCTCTCTAAAGACTTTGTCAAATGCTCGGAATAGATTAAAACAAGTAGGATTGATTGACTTCAAAACGAAGAATGGAAGCCCGAATGTAGTGTACACCTTGGTAAAATTTACCGAGGTTGGTGCCGAGGTTGGTGCGCAGGTTGGTGCCGAGGTTGGTGCCGAGATAATAAAACATAAACATAAACAAAAACAGGTGGGTAATTCTGGCGAGTTATTCCCACCGGACCAACCTCCGAAAAAGAAACCTCCGAAACCCAAGGTAGAGTTCATTCCACCTACCGCCGAAGAGGTGAAAGAGTATTTCCGTGATAAACTTCCCGATTGGGAACTGCAAGCGGATATTTTCTACAATCACTTTTCCGGTCTCGGTTGGAAAACTGCTACCGGTGCCAAGGTGGAACGTTGGGATAGTCGGGCCAATCTTTGGATAATCGAGAAAAAACAACAGGACAATGGAAAAACAGAAAATCAAGCCCAAAGACAAAACAATCGGGATGCTGATAAGGCAGCAAAGGCAAGAAACCTCCTTGACGAATATGCAGCCATCGAGCAGGGAAGTAATGCTATCAGCCATCAAGGAGAAATACCCGACCTTTAGTAAGGCTTCTGCCGTATATTCGACATCACTCCAGTCTATGCTTCTTGCAGATACCGAGAAAGCGTACAGCGAGAAGTCTCCCACGCTGTCAGACCTTGAACGGATGTACGGATATGGTTCCTCGTCTCTGTGGGTAAAGACGCAGTTACTGACCATTGATTTTGCTTCTTCCACGAAGGAGGGGGCCGATGAAAATGCCTTGAATGAGTTCTCTGGACTGTTCGTTAGCCAGTATCACTACATCAAACTGACGGAGTTCATATTGTTTGTCGCACGGTTCAAGCTGGGAAGGTATGGTAAGTTCTATGGTTATTTCGATACGATAACCGTTGGCGAAGCATTTCGGAAATTTCTTCGGGAACGGTCAGATGAACTGGATATTATCATTCGTCGACGCAATAACCAAGCTTTGGAGGAACAACAAGCTCCGGTAAAACGGAATCACCAACCGCCCGACGACTTACGGGCAAAACTGAATTTGAAATGAAAGAGACCAAACTGATAGCGACTATTCTGTCAATCCTGGCAGTATATGCCGCTTTTTATTTTGTCTGCTACTGGATAGCAGACTATTGTTTAAGGACTTACTTGTAACTGATGAAAAAAGACACACGATTATGAAACCAAGAAAACAACTAATTGACGCCGCCGTAGCCAATGGTAGCTTCAGAGAATGGGCAAAAGTTCCTAATGACTGGAAACCGAAGGAGATTGATTGAGTTATGAAATCATTGAAAGAGATATTATGCAGCTTAGAAGGGTTGTCCGACATTGAATTATTTGTCATAGACCTATTCTGTGGGGCCGGTGGTTTGTCGGAAGGCGTGGAAGAAGCCCGTTTAAATGGCAATAGATGTGCAAAAGTCGTTTGCTGTGTGAATCACGATAAGAATGCTATCCTTTCACATGATGCCAACATTCCTGATGCACTTCATTTCATTGAGGATATTCGTACACTGGAGCTTTCACCGATAAATACTATTGTTGAACGTATCCGTGAATTATATCCTGATTCGATGATAATGCTTCATGCTTCTTTGGAGTGTACCAACTTCTCGAAAGCTAAAGGCGGTCAACCGAGAGATGCTGATAGCCGGACGCTGGCAGAACATCTCTTCCGTTATATTGATGTTATAGATCCTGACTACATTCAGATTGAGAATGTGGAAGAGTTTATGAGCTGGGGAGATATGGACGAAAAAGGGAAGCCTATCAGCATGGACAAAGGCAGGCTTTATCAGAAGTGGGTGCGCAATGTCAAGAAGTACGGTTACAACTTTGAGCACCGCATCCTGAACGCTGCCGACTTTGGTGCCTACACCACAAGGAAACGCTTCTTCGGCATCTTTGCTAAAAAGAGTTTGCCGATAGTATTCCCTGAACCGACCCACTGTAAGGGTGGTAGGCAAGATATGTTTTCGCGGCTGGAGAAGTGGAAGCCGGTAAAGGATGTACTTGATTTCTCTGATGAAGGAACTACCATCTTCAGGGAAAAGCCTCTTGCAGAGAAAACGCTTGAGCGTATCTATAACGGACTTATCAAGTTTGTAGCCGGAGGAAAGGATGCCTTCCTCGTGAAGTATAATTCTATGAACCGTACGGGGAAATATAACGCTCCTGGGATTGACGAACCATGTCCGGTGGTAACAACACAAAACAGACTTGGAGTAGCGCAAGTTTGCTTTCTTTCCAAACAATTCAGCGGACATCCCGAAAGCAAGAATGTATCAGTGGAAGAGCCTGCCGGAACAATCACATGCAGGGACCATCATGCCTTCGTATCAGCGCACTATGGGAACGGCTTTAATCGTTCGGTAAACGAGCCGTCTGCGACAGTTACAACAAAAGACAGATTATCATTAGTAACTCCAAGGTTTATCGCCAATGAGTATTCCGGCGGAGGACAACATACAAGTATTGACAATATTTGTCCGGCAATTTTAACCAATCCCAAGCAAAAACTTATAACATGCAAGCCTTGGATTATGAATACTTCTTTCTCAAATATTGGTAGCAACATAGAGGAACCGGCACAGACAATAACCGCAAACCGGAAATGGCATTATCTGATGAATCCACAGTTCAACAGTGCTGGCGGCTCCGTTGATAACCCCTGCTTCACCCTGATAGCACGAATGGATAAGATGCCGCCCTATCTGGTAGCAACAGAAAGCGGTCAGATAGCGATTGAAATCTACGACAATGATAGTCCTATGACCGTGAAGATAAAGGAGTTCATGGCACTGTATGGCATAGTGGA